TCTTCTCGCGCACGTCGTCGTCTAACCCGGCCTGAATCGACCGCGCCACCAGCCACACGACGCCGCTGTAGACGACCAGCACGCCGAGCACGCCGGCGAACATCCAGCCGCTCATGCCCGGCGCCGCGCCCGTACCAGTTCGATCGCCGTCGTCCCGCGCAGCCACGCATCGAGCTCGCGTGTGTCGAACCGCAGATCCCCGCCCGCCCGGCAGACGGGTAATCCGTTTTCGCGGATGTGGTGATAGAGCGCCGACAGCGACGCGAGCCGCAGATAGACGAGCGCCTCGCGGCTGGTCAGGTACGGGCTGGTGATCGCCGGGCGGTTACTCGGCGGCGGCATGGCGATTCGCCAGATAGACGCGGGTGAACGAATCGAGCGGCACCTTGGCGTATTCCGCCAATCGGGCCGCGAGGAACGGACGCGGCACAATCTCGCCGGCGGCAATCCGCGAGACGTGCGCCTGCGACGCGCCGACGCGCGCGGCAATGTGTTGCTGGGTGTCGCCCGATTCGGCGATATAGGTGGCGAGGTCCGGGTAGCGGCGCCCCACGGTCGGCCCCTTCTCTCGCCCGTCAGCCAGTCGACGCTTCATGGTGAATGGGAATATACCCTTACAGTATCGAGTCTGTCAAGTCGTATGTGGTTATGGTAAGGTGCATACACAATACGTATGGAATCACCTATTCTGGCCCCTATGCCGCTGAGCTTGGACGAACTCGCACGGGGCCGGATCAAGGCGTGGATCGCCTCCACGGGGGTCACGCAGGGGAACCTGGGCGAACGGGTCGGCCGTAATCAAGCGTGGATGAGCCGCTATCTGGCCGGCGAATATGACGCGGACCTTGAGACACTCCAGAAAATGGCGAACGTCTTCGGCCACTCGATCAGCGCATTGCTTGAGTCGCCAACGAATCCGGACGAGGCCAAGTTAGTGGAAGCGTATCGGGCGCTACGCCCAGAGGCGCGGCTTATCGCGCTGAACTTGCTGCAGGAGTTGGGACGACCCCGTGTACGCGGGCGAGCTCGCCGATGACCTGATAGGCCGCGCGCCGCGCCGACGGCGGCAGCCGCCGCAGGATCGCCAGCAGGCGCCGTTCAGCCGCATTAACCGCACCAGGCTTCCGAGAACGCGACGACGACAACGCCATGAGCCACCTCGCGAGAAAAAGTCGTCAGGTCGCTGACACAAGTCGCCACGCTACGTCACTCTGGCTACCTCTGCAAGACAAAAGCACTTGTGGTTTCAGTATTTGTTTGGCTGAGTTTGCGCGCCGTGGCTGCGCGATGCCATGCGTAACATTCTGTATTCGTATACCATGTTGCCGTATCGCTAATAAGACGGGCACGACAAAGGCATTCGTATGATCAAAGCAATGGCCCGCACGGCGACGGGTGAGATCCTCCTCGGCCTCGACGCCCAGACCGTGCAGCGGCTGAAGGATGCCCAGCTCGTGTACTTCCCGACCGCGCCGGGCACGGTGGGCACAGGAATCTGGCTGTGCTACGGCACCACCAACGAGGAAGTGTTAGCCTTGATGCACGAACTCATCGGCCCGACGGCGGATATTCTCGTCGCACCCTAAATGGGCGTCTATACGCGGCCTGATTCGCCGTACTGGTGGCTGCACCTCGAAACCACCAAGGAGCGGGAGCGCACCGAGTTCCCAGTCGGCACGACGACGGCGCAGCGCCGGGACAGCCGCCGGCTCGCGGAGGCGCTCTATCACCAGCGCATGAATGCGGTCGCGGCCCGCCTCTATCGGCTGCCGAGTGCCCAGCCGGCGATTCGCTTCGCGAAGTACGCCGAGACGTACCTCACGAATGTCATTAGCCATCGCAAGGGCGCCCAGCGCGAAGGCGAAATCCTTCTGCTGCTCGTGGCGTTCTTCGGCGAGGATCTCTTGACCAGCATCGACCAGGACCGCGTCCGCGCGTACTACACCGCGCGCCGCCAGACCGTCACCCCGGCGACGGCGCACCACGCACCCGCGCACCGGCAGATGGTGACCGCCAACACCGTAAATCGGGAGGTCGATCTCCTCAAGACGATGCTGCGCGACGCCGCGCCGAAATATCTGCCCGTCTCGCCGATCGTCGGCATGAAGCGGCTGAAGATCATCAAGCCAAAGCGGCGGCTCCTGAAGACGGAGGAAGAGACGCAGCTGCTGGCGGCTGGCGATCCGCAGGACCGCGCGATCCTGATCCTGGGCATCGATACGCTCGCACGACTCGGCGATCTCCTCGAGCTCCAGCGCGTGGATCGGGAGGGCGTCTGGCTCTACATTCGGGATCCGAAGAGCGGGGAGCCGTACAAGGTGGCGCTCTCCCCGCGCGCGGTCGAAGCTGTAGACGCCATCCCTGGCGAGGATCGCTACATCTTCAGCAAGTTTCGGCGGGCCGAGAAGCCCCGCGACTGGCCCGGCTCAGTGCGTCAGCGGCTCGAATGGCTCTGCGCGCAGACGGGCGTACCGTATGGCAAGGCTAAAGGCGGCGTGACCTTCCACTGGGCGACACGGCGCACGGGCGCAACGCGCCTGTTGATCGAGAAACGTACCGCCCTGCCGGTAGTGCAACGACAGGGGAACTGGAAGAATCCGGATGTGCTCCTCGAGATCTATGCCGAGGCGCAGGATGCGGACCTGTTGAAGGCTGTGGGACAAAAACCATTCACGTCCCGTTCACGCAAGAAGCGAAAAACCGCCTGAATCCCGCGCCAATCAGGCGATCCCCTCCGCCTTCGCAACGCCGAGGTCAGGAGTTCGATCCTCCTGCCGTCCACCACTTCTTTCCTTTGTTTTCTGCAATTTATCGCGATGTCGCCTAGCCCGACCATAGTCGCCAAACGTCGCCAAACATCCCTTTTCGCCGTTTCTCATTCACGTATTGTTCACGCTGGTTGAGCTTGCCGCAGGTGACGACCGCATCTCGCCGTGAGCGGCCCATCGTCGCCGCGGGCTTCGGTGCTCGCTTGCAACTGCTTCGCGGCACACTCAGTCGCGGGGCAATATGCGAGCGTTTGCTCGCCCTCGGCGTGTCGTTGGACCGCTCGACGCTGCTCCAGTACGAGCGCGGCACGGTGGGATCGCCAGACCCCGTCGTGTTATGGGGACTGGGGCGCCTGTATCGCGTGACGGTGGACGACCTCGTCGCCGACCTCGTGCGCGATCGAACCTGGCGGACGATCCCACAGCGGGAGACGCCTATGGAACTCGACTGGGATCAACGCCGCGCCGCGGACGTACTCACTGACACCATCGAGTCGGGCGGCCAAGCCGGCCCCATCGACTACGGCGGCACGTTGCTCATCGCCGATATGGTCCGTGTGCTGAAGACGAGCGACAACACGATCCGCCGGCGGCTGCGGGCGGGCACCTTCCCGATTCCGCCGCTGGATGGGATCGACAACCGCCTGCGGTGGTCGGGGCCGGTCGTGAAGCGGTGGCTCGACCGCAATGGCCCGATGGGTGGGCGGCGATGATCTGTCTCATTCGACAAAAACCTAAGTAGGTTGTAACCTAAGCAGATATGCCCACGAAACCCGACGCCGACACGCTGCCCGCCTCCGCCGCCGTCCGCAAGTTTCTCGCCGCCGCGGGGCGTAAGGGGGGCTCGGCGCAGTCCACCCTGAAGGCCAAAACCTCCGCCGCGAATGGGAAAAAGGGCGGGCGGCCCAGCAAGGCGCGTGCGAACCAGATGACGCTCAATAAGCGATTCAGCGCTGACCTCCGAATCGGTCGCCGCATCGCCAGACTGACCCAGCTGGAACTGGCGACACGGGCCGGCGTGGACGACTCGTTGATCTCGCTGCTCGAAAGCGGGAAGCGCGACATCCTCACGACCGACTACGTGACCGTCGTGCGGATCGCCCGTGCGCTCAATGTGTCCGCGGATGAACTGTTCCCAGTCGCGGCCAACGAGACGCAGGCTGGCAAGAAGGACGCGAAATGACGCTGCTCGATGAGCTCCTGCGCGACCGCGTCCGCACCAGCATCGGCACGACACTCAGCCGCACCGTCGAGCGCACGGCCGAGAAGTTCGCCAGTGAATGGATGATGGACCCCGCCATGCGACAACGGCTCAAGGCGCTGGTCGATCACCACTGCGAAGCGGCCGTCGCGGACCTCCTGCGCGAGCGCCCGGCCCGCCGCCGCAAGACCGCGCGCAAGAAGACGCCGCCGCCCGCCGTGAACGGACGTGCCGGGAAGAAGGCCCGATGAGCGCGGGCGCCTCGACCGATGCGGAGTGGCTCGTGCTCTTAAAGGGCTGCGGGCTGTTGCTGTGGGTCGTCCTCGGGATGGCTGGGATGGTCGTGCTGCCCCTCGGCGGCCTCTACCTGCTCGTCCGCTTCGTCAAGTGGGCCTGGGCGAACTAACCGCGGAGCGCCCCGGCGGCCGGCGGGGCGGCGTGACGAACGTCTTGCTGCACGTCGGGCAGAACCAGACGCGCCCGCTCAACGCTTCCGGCTCGCGCTCGCCGCAGTAGGGGCACGCCGGCGGCGGCGGCTCGGTGGCCGCCGCCCCATTCGCGCGCATTAGTGGGGCAGGACGTTCGGCAAGTGGACGACGCGCGTCAGCAGAAACAGGATGATCACGACCAGCGCCAGCACCTGGATGGTGACCGCCCACAGCGGCGGCATCGGGATCCTGGTCGTCAGCACGTAAATGAGAAAGCCGATCAGGGCGACGACGACGACGAGCAGCAGGAGATCCATGCAGCCTCCTCAGAGCGCGGTGCCGTCCGGCCGCCGCCCGCCGTTGCCGAAGCCGCGCGCCGTCATGCGACCGGGCGCGTTGCCGTTTTCAAAGCCCTTGAGATTGCCGATGTCTTCGTTCGCGGTTCTGTTGTCGCCGTCGTCGTCGTTGTTGAACTGCGCGGTGGCGACGGTCTCCCAAACGATGTAGTCGATCGGGTGGCCGCGCCCGCTGTCACCCAACCCCCACAGCCCACCAGGTGCGAGACGGTCCAGGCCATCGGTGATGCGCGCCGCCATCATGCCGGCGCTCCAATACGGGTCGCATTGGTAGAGGATGCCGTCAACCTTTCCATAGCACTGTTGCCAAAAATCCGTCGGCGTCTCGTCGTTTTCCTGCCACGAAATATAGTGCGGATAAAAATGCAGGTTGATGATGCATCTCATGCCGATCAACGCGGCATCGTGGTCGATCATCTGGCGCACGACCGACGGGCTCCAGTAGTTCATCTCCCACGCGGGGCTTTGGACCTGCATCGCGCCTTCGCTGAGTAGCCGCTCGGTCAGCGCATCGGGCGCACTGAGCTCTGGCGGCGCGCTGCGCTGCTTGGGGAGCGGCGGCCGGCGGAAGCGGTCGCGCAGCCGGTTGAGGGTCGGGTCGCGCGGTGCGGACTTCCCCATCGACGGCGTGTAGTACTTGCTCCGCATCAAGTGGTGGACGAACAGCCCCGCCTCGCGGCAGCGCACACTCATCGCGATGTAGTCGTCTTCGCTCTGGCCGGCGGCGAAGGAATCCTGCGGACTCAGGGAAATGTGCGTGTAGCCGTAGTCGCGGTGCAGGCGCAGGATCACGTCCTCCCACTCGCGGCCGTAGCGGTCGAGAAAGTAGGTCAGCACGCGCGCCTGCGCCGGCCCGTCGGCGCCCCCCGGCACGCGCGGCAGCCCCGGCACCGTCAGCCCCCAGGCATCGCCGCGCCACCAGCGCACGTCCGCCTTGGCCGGCGGCGCCTCGCGGAGCTCGGTATACACGGGCAGCGGCGCGCCGGTGTCTGGATCGACCGTGTCGCTATCGAATGGCGGCAACGGCGCGCGATCGACCAGCACCGGCGGGCCAGGCGTAGCGGCGGCGCGCAAGAACGGCCAGGCCGCCGCATAGCCGCTACGCATTCGGAATCTCGGCGGCGTAGGGCAGCAGGTACACCGTGCCCCCCGCGCCCGTCGGCGCATAGACGAGCCGATCGCCCGCCAGCAGCGCCGTCTCGTATGGCCCGGCGCTGCCCGCCGGCCGCGTCTCCATGCTGCCGTCCGGCTGCACCGACAGCACCGTGCTCGCGCCGGCGGGATACGCCACGGTCACGCGCTCGCCGTCGAGGACATGGATCTGGTGCGGGCCGATCGCCAGCACCGCTGTCTGCGCCGTCCCATTCTCGGTCGTGCGTGCCTTCACCTGGACTCTCCTTGTGTTACGGGGCCAGTGTCTGATACGTCAGCGTGAACAACATCGCCGTGCCATTCGCGAACAGCACCGCCGTGCCCATGTTCGGCCCGGCGGCGACGAGCCCCTCCGTGATCAGTTGCGTGGACCCCGCCGGCGCATAGATGCCCGCATAGACGACCGCCGCCGCCCCGTTCGTGAGCTGCGCGACACTCCCTGGCGTGCTCCCGTTCACGGGAAACGGCAAGCCGGTGATCAGATAGCCGACCCCGGTGCCGATCGTGGCCACGTTGAGATACCCGCGCACGAACACCAACTGGCCCACCCGGACATAGGTGCCTTCCTGCTGGGTGTAGGTGGCCGTGCCGCCGAGACTCGGGATCCACGTCCCGCTCGTCACCACCGACGCCGACGGCGTCCCCGCGACGTTGTCGCTCGTCCGGAGCACCACGCCGTGCGCGGGCGGCGTACAGGGGAGCTCGGTGACGAACTTATAGCCGGTGCCGGGGACGAGATAGGCGGTGAACCGCCCCGCCGTGTCGGTGCGGATCGGGTTCGTGTTGACGGTGCCGCTCGCGTCGCTGTAGGTGGCGATCGGCGTCGTCGTGCCGGCGGCATACGTCCAGACGCAGGCGTTGCTGACCGGCGCGCCGCTGTTGTTGAGGACCGTCTGATACGGCGGCGGCGCCAGCGAATACGTCTGGGCGGCGAGCGGCAGCGCGCAGCAGAGCGACAGCAATAGACCGCTCAGGATGTGATAACCTAAGCTGGTGTCCCTCAGTGCTACCGCGCTTCGGATCCAACGCATCGAAACAGGCTTCTGGCTCATCGCGATCCTTCTCACTTCGCTGGTGCTGTGGGCGGCGTTGACCGAACTGCTCCAGCCGCCGCCTCTACGGGAACCCCGGCCTGCTGCGCCAGCCGTAACAGGTTCGCGACGGCCGCTGTTTTCACTGCCGCCGGCACCGCTGGCTGCAGACTGAGCAGCCGGATCCGGTTCAGCGCCTCCACCGTCGCGGGCGACTGCAACAGATACGACAATCCCGTTGCCCCGATGCTGGCCGGCAGCGTCGCGCCAGGACTGGTAATCAGCCCGATCGCTTCAGCCCCTTGAATCCCCGTGAACGCTGATCCGCTCGGATTCGGGTTCTCGGCCAGCATCCGGCCCAAGTCGAAGAACTGATTCAGCCGCGCGATCTGGCCGCCCTGCGGAAAGAGGATCTGTCGCGTCTCCGGCTTGAGCTTGCCCCACTCGGCCGCGGCCTTGTCGGGCTTCATCGCCAGCAGTTCCTCGAGCTTCGCCCGCGCCAGCGCCGGCACGGCGGCCGGCGTCTGCGCTCGCACGGTGCGGAGGAGCTCCAGGCCGGCGTTGTTCGGCGCGGTCGCCGCGCGAAAGACCGGCATCGGTTCCTCGAGCTTGCCGCCCGGCAGCGCGTCGATCAGTTCCTGCGTGGAGACGCCCGCGCGCACCGCGCCACGCCCCTGCTCGAGCAGGTTCACCACGTCGGGACCGCCGTGCGCCGCCGCCTGCCGCACCGCGCCATCCAGCACGCGCACCGCTTCCTTCGCCAGCCCGCCCTGCTTCCGCGCAATTTCTTTGATCGCGCTGAGGTCACGATCGATCTGTGACAGCGGCCCGTGGTCGGGACTATCGAGAATGTTCTGGATCGCCTTGAGGCCCGCCGACTGCTGCTGCTGCGCGACCGGCATCTGTCGCATCATCTGGTCATAGATCGGCTGGAGCACTTTCTTCGCGACGGTCAGATCGACCGGAAATCCCATCTCCTGCGAGGTCACGCGACCCGCCTCGAGGCGCGTCGGTACGTCGAACACGGTCGGCCCCATCGTCGGGCGGCTGACGTCCGGCGAGTTACGGAACCGTTCGCGCGCCACGTCGAGCGCCGCCTTCACGACGGCGGTTTCCTTGCCGCCGGCCAGATATTCCTCGAGCTCCGCTTGCACCGCGCTGCGCGTCGGATTGGAGCCCGCGCTCATACGCTCGAGAATGTCGTGAAAGACCGGCGCCCCGCCAGACCCGGCGACGATCTCGGCGGCACCGCCCGCGGCGTTGCCTTTCTTTCCGACTTCGCCCGACAGGTCGTTCCACGTCCGGCTGGTATACCCGTGCGCGTCCAGTTCATGCACAATGCGGCGCATCTGGTTGACCATCCACGGCTGCGCTGCACCCGTCACATCCACGGGCGCGGTGCGCGGGAGCGCCACCTGCATCCGGTTCGATGGATCTTCCTCGAGCATCCGCAGCCGTTCATAGGCGTGATCGGCCAGATCGGTATGTGCCCGCAGCTTTGAGGCGAGTTGATCGCGGAGCGTCTGCCCAGCCTGCTCCGCAGTGCGCGAGACGCCAAGCGCCTCGGTCGCCAAGCGATCGCCATAGCCGCCCATCGCCACATCCCGCGCCTCGCCCGCCTCCTTTGCGATGACTGACCCGCCTAGCGACTTGCCGGTAATCTTCTGGAGGCCGCGAAGAAACGAATTCCCCGTGGCCGTGGCAATATCGACCGGGACGCCGGCGGCCTGCCCCGCCTCGACCGCCGCTTGCCGCGGCGTGAGCGCGGGGCGCGTCTCGGCCGGCGCCAAGATGGCCCCAGCAGGCGCCTGCGCCCCGAGCGGATAGCGGGCGGCGGCGAGCTCGCCCACCTTCTGCGGCCCGAAGAGCGACAGGCCGATCCCAAGCGAATCGCCCGCGCCGGCCATGTAGTGCCCGGCCTGCATCTCGTCCGACGCCTTGTCGAGGCCCGGCCCGATGAGCGGCAGCAGGTAGTTAATGAAGTGCCGCGCCGACGTGACGTAGTCGCCGGCATCGTAGGACGCCTTCGCTTTGTCGAAGAGCGCCCCCTGCGCCGCGCCGATGCCTTTGACGGTGTCGACGGGATGCACCGCGAGCTGTCCGACCGCCGTCAAGAGGTTGCCCGGGTTCGCCTGCTGCCACGTATGGCGCGCGAGCGTGCCGACGGTATTCGGCTCCTCGTCCCGCACGACCGTGTGGCCCTGCGCGTCGAACTCGTTCGTGCCCTTGAAGACTTCCGGCGTCGCCATCGCGGGATCCGTCATCCCGCCGCGCCGCGAGAATGGCATCGTCGGCGCCGTCACGCCGAGCGATGCCAGTACATCCGCTTCTGACGGCGGCCCGCCTTCGGTCGTGACGTCGAACTCTCGCCCGTCACTCAGTTTGACCGTGTAGGTGTTCGGCATTAGGGCTGCTTAGGAGTAATCGAGAGAATCGTGACGCCGGCCGCCGGCGCCCCTTTGCTGATGCGGCTCTTGATCCCAGCAATCCCGTCATCGAGCGCCGATGTGCGATTGCCCATGTCCCGCTTGAGCAGCCGCATCACCGCCACCGATTGCTGGAGCGTCGCCGTCGCCGGATTGAACGCCTCGACCTCGTGCCGCGCCGAATCCGACAGCGTGCCGCTCAGCGTCGGGTTGCTCACGATCTTGGCGATCTCGTTCACCGCCACTTGCCGCGCCGCGTCGTAGGCCGCCTGGTCGGGCGAGCCGAGCATTTTGCCGGTCACCTGGCGCGCGAGCGAGTTGGCGAGCGGCGAGCCGGTATCGACCACCTTGCCGGCGGCGTCGAGAAAGATGTCGATATTCTTCATGGCCGTCTGTTCAAACGCGCCGATCGCGTCGCGCTGCTTCTGCATCGTCTTCAGCGAATCGGTATTCGCCGCGTAGTCGGCCCGCGCGGACGCGATGTCGAGGCCCGGCATCATCTCGGCCGCCCGGTTGATGATCAGCTTCCGCGTGTTTTTGTCGCCCATGCCCAGCGGGGGCAACACGCCGGTTTTCGCATAGTTCAACGCGGCGGCGTCCAGCCCCGCTGGCGAGAGGGCGGTGACGTCCGTCGCGTTCTGCTGCGCGGCGGTAGGCGGCGCCCGATAGACGCCATGCCGCAGCGCCTCGGCGGCGGTCGTATGGAGCTCCACTTCCCGCCCAGCCGCATCAACCGTCTTGACCACGACCGGCTTTAGACCTTCTTTGCTTTTCCAGCCTTCGAGCAGCGCCTTGTCCCGTGCGTTCAGCGTCTCGCCGTTCCCTTCACGGCCCATCAGCGACGCGATCAACGTGTCGCCCGTCAGCGTCGGGCCGTTGATCGCCTCCGACTCTGCCTTCCCGGCTTCGGCCCGCGCCTTTCGCGCGTCGGCCTGCTCCTTCTCCACCTTCGCCCGCAGGTCCGGCGCGACGTACTGATTGAACAGCCCCCGCAGTTCGTCCGGTCCCGCCATCGCCGCCTGACGATAGATCTGGTTGGCGGTGGCCGCTGGAATCGCGCCGCTCGCGGCGAGTTGGCCGACGTGCTGCAGCAGCGTGTCGCGCGCCTGCAGCGCCTGGTCGGGGCGCTCGTCGAGCGCCTGCGAGCCCGAGAACATGGCCTTGCCGAGCGTCTCCTGCTGCTCGGTGTTCGCCTTGTTCTTCTTCTCCCGCGTCGTCGCGTCCTTCTCGGCGATCTCGGCGACGGTCTTGTCCCGCTCGAGCGCGGCCTGCTGGGACTTCGCAAGTTGCGTCTGCCATGCCTGCACGGCGCCCATGTTGCCGCTCTGCTGCAGCGACGACGTGACGCGGGCCGGATCGATCGTGCCGTCGTCCTTGTAGTTCGCGGGATCCTTCAGGACGGCGTCGAAGACGCTGCGCGTCTCTGCGGTGCGCTTGGCGTCGTCCAACTGATAGCCGGTGATCGCCATGCGCTGCCGCGCTTCCTGATCGGCGAGCGCCTGCCGCTGCGCCTGGAGCCGGTGCTGCGGGATCGCCACCGCCGTCTCGCCGACGGTGCCGAGAATGTTGCCCCACATGGCGCCGCGGTCCCGCGCCGCCTGCGCCGCAATCGCCCCCTGCTGCAGCGCGAGTTGCGCCTGGACGTCGCCTTGGTGGCCGAGCGCTTCGGCAATCGACGGCCCGTAGCGGTCCTGATAGTCCTGATACTGGAAGATCGGCATCTCAGCTCCCAAGCGCGAAATTCACCGCCGAGTTGCGCCGCGCTTCATAGTCCTGCCAGCCGAGCAGGTAGTCGTTGTAGGCGTTGGTGTTCGCCAGGTCGTTGCGGTGCTGGATGTCCTTCGCCTGCGTCTCCCAGTTCAGCAACTGCGGCGCGTAGGCGTCCTGCGCCGCCTGATAGCTGTTGCGGTACGGGTCGGTGTACTGCGTCTCGTAGTTCACCTTGTATTGATCGAGCGCGTTGGCGCGGCCCGTCGTCCACTGATCTTTCGCGACGTTGTAGGGATCCTGATACTGCGTCTGGTAGTTCGTGTTGTAGCTCGCGAGCGCGTTGCCGCGGTTCTGCGTGTACTGGTCGAGCGCGGCCTGATAGTTGTTGCGGTAGGGATCGACGTACTGCGTCTGGTAGTTCTTGTTGTAGATATCCGCCGCGTTGCCGCGATTGACGTTGTACTGATCGGCGGCGTTGGCGCGGTTGGCGCCGTAGGTGTTGAAGTCGCGCTGCCAGACGTTGGCGTATTCCTGCGACGCGGCGTCCTGCCCGTAGTCCAGCAGCGCCTTGAGCGTGCCGCTGTCGTTGAGCGTGCCGCGGGCGCTCGCCGCGTTCTGGAGCCGGTCGGTGCCTTGCTGCAGCCGAAACTGATAGCCGGGGTCGTTGATCGCCTTGTCGAGGCTCGGCCCCTGGAAATCGCCGTAGCTGAAATCGCCGTAGCTGAACGCGGGCGGCGGCGTGAACGACGGCGCGTTGAAATCGCCATACTCGAACGCGGGCGGCGGCGTGTAGACGGGCGCGGGCTCGTCCCAGGTGAACGCGGGCGGCGGTGTGTAGACCGGCGGCGTGAAGTCAGGCACCGTCGGTAGCGCCTGCATGTCCGGCGGCGTGAAGTGACCGCTCCACGGGGCGAACGGGTTATCGGCGCCTGGCACCGTGTAGGGGTTCACCGGCGCCGTCGTGCTCCCACCCCCGCCACCGCCTGTCGTCCCGCCCCCGCCACCCGTGGTGCCGCCCCCACCCGTCGTCGTCGTCGGCGGCTTCTCCTCCCCGATGGGCGGCGGCTGCTCGTCGGGCGGCAGCGGCAGGTCGATCGCGCCGGGGTTCGTGGGCGACGGATCCTCCGGCCCCATGACAATCGGGTTCTCGGGCGTACCGCCGGTTGTCAGGTAGGTCTGGATCTGCGCGTCCGTCCAGCCGCGTGCCTTGAGCTCCGCAATAATCTGGTCCTGCGTCGTGATCGGCGCCGGATCCTGCCCGCCGTCCTGGCCTTCGTCGAAAATAGCGCCCTGCGCCATCGGCCTGTCTCCTTACGCGAGATACGAACCCACCGTGCCGGCGTAGTACGGCCGCAGCGCCGACGTTCGCAGCGGCCCGAGCGATCCGTAGTCGGTGGCGCCGGGATCCTGCAGATAGCCGGCGATCGAGCCGAGCGGATCGGTGCTCAGCGGCTGAAAGCGCGGCGCGGCCGCCGCAGGCGCGGGCGCCGCCGCGCCGCCGCCGCCAAACTCGTCGGCCTGCGACAAGCGGCGCTGCGCGTACTGCGGATCGCCAATCTCCTGCCCGCGCGCCACGAGCTCCGGCCACTTACTGGCCCAATAGTCGCCCGATGTCGCATTCGGCGTCGCGCCGCGGGATTGAATGTAGGCGATCGCTTGCGGGCCGATCGGCTTGGACGGATCAATCTGCGGCAGGCCGCCGCTCGCCGTGCCGCCCGTCGTGCTGCCGCGACCGGGCCCGCCCACGAGGGGACTGCTCGGATCGATGAGTTGATCACCCACGCGGATATAGCGGCCATCCGCCGTGGGCGTGCCGGTCGTGGCGCCTGTGCCCGTCGGCGTTGGCGCGGGGCTTCCGGTGCCGTAGGGGTTGGCCGGCAGCGGCACGTAGGCCGGAATGCGCCGCGCCGGCAGGCCGAGCGCCTGGCCCACCGGGCCGAGCATTTCCTGCCGCGCGGCCCACTGGTCGTAATTGCCGGCGCGGTTCGCTTCAGCGACGATCGAGTCATAGCCGGCCTGCTGGCGGAGAAAGGCGAGTTGTTCCGCCTGCGCCTTCGACTGCAAATCGGCGGCGTATTTCGTCGCGGCGGATTGCGACTCTGTCGCGTCCTTCTGTGCGCCGCTCTGCGCGATCGTGCCGTAGATACTGGTGCCGCCCTTGATCAGATCGCCGATGGTCGTGGGCGTGAGATAAGACGCCACTGTTCCTCCTCCGACGGCCGCCAGGCTACTCGGCACCGCGGCCGACGTCGTCGCCGCGCCATAGCCGCCCGCCAGCGGGCCATACCCCCCCGCCGTCGTGGCGCTGCCGCCCAACGCGGCGCCAATCGCCGGGGCCGCGATCCCGGCGCCGACGCCGCCCGCGGCGGCCAGGCCGATCACATTCGCCCAATTGATCGGGTTGTGCCACTCGCCCTTCGTCCAGTCCCACTTCGTACCCGTATGGAAAAAGTCGCTGTCACCCTGCCCGCCGCGGTCGCCCGGTTGCGAGCCCGCCCCCGTGAACGTCCCCGCCTCGTCGAACCACTCGCGGGGGTAGTACGTTTTCTCGCCGCGAATGGTGCGCCAGTAGCGGCCGGCTGAGTCCTGATTAAAGTCGCCCAGGCTCAAGGGATGGCCCAGATTGGCGAGCCCTTCCGTCGTCAGCGGCGCGGTCCCCCACGGTTCCTTGGTCGTGGCCATTTACGTGTTCCTCCGCGCCCGCACCCACGCGCCCGCCGGCGTGAACCCGACGCCCGCGACGAGCGCCGTGGCCACCGGCTCGAACGCCGTCACGATCAGCGTGTCCGCGCCGCGCCGCGCCGCCCAGTCCTCGAAGGCGTCCATCAGCCGCACCCCCGTCTGCGCGCGAATCGTCTCGGGAATCTCCGTCCACCAGAACAGGTCCGTCGCCAGCCGCACGCCCGTCGCCGGGTGCGTCTCCGCCGCGACACTCAGCACGCCGACAATCACCGACGCGAGCACCGCCACCAGCAGCCGGCTGTCGGGGTTCTCGCCCGTCACTTGCGCCGTCACGAACGGCTCGAGCTCGAAGGCGCTCTGGCTGATCGTGCCGCTCACCACATTCGCGGTATAGCGGCCTGCCTGCGCCACGACCGCCGGCACGTCGGCCGCCGTCGCGTAGCGCACCACGACACCGCCGCCCGAGACGATCACCGCGCCCGGCCCGTCACTCATCCCACTTGCTCCACGACGATCTGCAGGTCATAGCGCATCAGCCCCGCCGCGCTCGTGTAGGCCACGGCCACCGTCAGATCCGACGCCGCGAGGATCCGCAGCAGCTTGGTTTCCGACACCCAGGCGTCGGCCGCGTCGGACGGCCACGCCAGGCCGGGATAGGTCAGCGGGCGCGCGTCGACGTCCAGCCAGGCGAGCGTCAGCAGCGCGCTCGAGCCGCCGGGATCCGCCACCATCCGCCGTAGGTACCACGTCACGCGATAGAGGCCCGAGACGAGCGGCGTCAGGAGCACCGTCGAGGCCAGCGCCGCGCTCTGGTTGATCGCGCTGACGGTGTTCGCCGTCGCGCTCTGGCCCCAGCCGTCCACGAGCTGCTGCCAGCGCAGGCGCATGAACGTGGTGATCGTGCCGTCCTTCGGATCGGCAATCGGCGTGTTCGCCGGGATCGGCGCCAGCGCCCGCACCGCCATTACGCCGCGCTTTCAAGGTTGTTGACGTAGGCATCGACCACCCGAAACGGCACCGGGTCGGAAAACGTGAACTCCGCCACGGCGTGATTGATCAGCCCGAGCCGCGTCCAGTAGACGCGCGTGCGCCACGCGCCGGCCGCGCCCGTGGACGCGCGCAGCTCGTTGCCCCACGTCCGGCCGGCGTCGTCGCTGATCCGCAGCATGACGGTGGGCGCCGCGCCCGGCCCCGTCTGATCGGCGAGCCCGACGTCCATCAGCAATTCGATCTGATCGATCGACGTGCGGCGCTTCTCACTGACGAGCGCCGGCGTGCGCCGCAGGCGGCGAATGCCCGTGCCGTCGAGCTCGGTGGCGAAGGACGGATCCATTTCGGCGATCGTCCCCGTCGTGCGGTCGCCCGTCAGGTGCTTGCCGAAGGCCATGACGTGGCAGCGCGGCGCCCAGATCCCGTAGCTGCCCGTCTGCGGGTTCCATTGGCCGCGGCGCGTCCAACTCTGCTCCACCTGGTCGTAGCACCACGTCCCGCCCCGGGGGAAGGTGATATTCGTGAACAGGTGCGCGTCGGTCTGGTGATGGACGATCTCGGTATCGGCGAGGCCGCCGTTGCGCGAATAGCCGGCGGCGGCGGAGGCCATCGCGCGCGACGACAGCGCCTCGGGCGGCCCGCCGTGCGTCATCACCAGCAGCCCCTGCCCGGCCTGGTTGCGCGCTAGCCAGACGTTGCCGGCCTGCGCCACGGCGTAGGCGAACGGCCCGACGATCCCGATCACGCCGACGAGCCCTGAGAGCGGCGCCCACGGCTGCGTGCCCGCGCCGCTGTTGTACCAGACCTCGAAGCTGTCGGTGCCGACGAGCCACACCAGGTTGTTCTGGTCGACGAACATCGCGCGCCACGGATCGGCAAACAGCGAGCGTTGAAAGAACTGCGCCGCGTTCCACACCGTCAGGTTGTTGAGGTTCGACAGGTTGACCTTGCCCGTCGTGCTGTTGAAGGCGAGCCCGAAGCCCGAGGCGTAGGCGATATGCGTATAGCCGCCGGCCAGATACGGCCCGCTCAGGACGTTCGTCGTCAGGTCGTAGCTGTAGATGTTGCCGCCGGAGGCGATACCCATCTGCCCACCGAGGACGCCGTTGTAGGCGAGTTGCGCCGGGTTGCCGTCGAGCGACACGGTGCCGCGCCGCGTCGCTGCGCCGTTGATGTCGAACTCCCACAACCCGGCGCCGATGACGGCGAAGAGGCGGTTGTTGGCGATCGACACCATGGCGCGCGTGCCGACGTCGCTGGTCGTGGTCTGCGCCCACCGCTGGAAGCCCGGCGTCGGCAGCAGCGCCGCCTCGCTCGCGGCGTCTTTCGGCAGGCGCTCGACGTAGAGATTGACGGTATCTTCGCCGGCGCCGACGAGCGTGGACGCCGTGCCCGCGCCCCCGACGAAGCCCGGCCACTTGCTCATCTACGTCACCTGCCCCGTGCGGTAGTCGTAGGTGCCGCCGCGCCCGCCGGGCACGCCGCCGTCCCGCGTGTCGGCGTCGTTGACGCGCCCGATGTTGCTGCCGAAGACGTCAGTCAGGCACTCCGTCAGCGCCTGCTGCGACGCGGGCGCGAATGTCTGGCCGAAACTCGGCGCCGCTTTCTTGGCCGTCCACAGCCGCAGCAGTTCGCTGTAGCCGGGCGGCAGATCGATCGCGTCGCCCGCGACCAGTGGGCGATCGGGCGCGATCTCCAGGTCAAACTCGAGCGTCACCGTATAGGGCAGCGACGGGATCGGCCAGAAATTCAGCGCGCCGTTCGGCCACAGCGGGTTGTAGTACAGCCCCTCCGGAATCGGACCCGTCAGCACGGGCAGCGTGCCCGAGATACCACGCCGCCGACTGTAGCGGCACGTCGGTGCTCGTGGCCGGCGACAGCTCAAGACTGGCGCTCCGGATCCGCACCGGGCGGCGCGGCACCACGACCGTGCCGGTCGGGCCGATCGTGTGCGGATTCAGCCCCGGCGTGAGCGGAAATGGCCCCCACGCGCGGGCGTAGAGCGCGTGGGGCGTCACGGCGAGCCGCTCAAGAATCTCGTTCAGAAACGTGAGGACGAGCGCCTGATCCTCGGCGCGCACGACGTCGCCGCCGCGCGCCACGCGGATCTCCGCGAGCGCGCCGTAGATCAGGTCCGTGACCGGCGTCGGCATCGCCGCGTTACCGGCGTTTGGCGTGCGGGGGCGGGTCCGGCTCCGGTTCCGGCTCCGGCGGGCGCGCTTTCGCACTGCGGCTCGTCCCCGCCGTCGCCGCCTCGGTGAACGTGAACGACAGCGGCGCACTCAGTGGCCCGTCGGCGTTCCGCACCGCGACCGGCACGCTATCGGGGCCGAGCCAGACGGCCATGTTGACGCCCGTCGTCACCTCGGTCGGCGACACCAGCGTCGTCGGCTCGTCGTGGCCGCCAAACACGATCACGGCGCCCGCGAGAAAGCCCGTGCCGCGCACGTGCAGCGTGAAGGACGGCGCGCCAATCGCGACGGTCGCCGGCTCGAGCGCCGTCACCACGGGCGGCGGCGGCGCCTCGCCCGGCAGGCTCCACTCGCCCACCGCGAACCCGTGGAGGACGTCGTCGACGAGCTCGGGACCGCCGTGGCCGAACACCATCAGCCGCACCGTCACCGGGTCCGTGTCGCGCACGGCCTGGACGATGGCCGGCGTGACAATCGCCGGATTGTGCGGGCTCTCGACCTGGTGATAGAGCACGATCTTGCCCAGGGGCTCGCCTTGCTCGGCGGCGGTGCGCGCGCGGTGCGTCGTCACGCGATCCGGGACGGCGGGCAGCACGGGCGCCGGGCCGGGGTCTACGACGGGGTCCGTTTCGGGTGTCTCCACACAATCCTCGCTTTCAATCGGGGCGCGTTAGCGTTTCCGGGTCGGCGCGGGCGGCGGGTCGGGGGCGTCCGCCGGCGCCGCGAGCGCCTCGGCGCGGCTGATCTTCCAGCCGTCGGCCAGCGCGGCGGCTTCCTCGGCCGCGTCCTGGACGACGACATAGACCGGCCCGCCGTCGTGGCTGACGCCCGCCTTGTGCAGATGCCGCGGCCACTCCTGCCGCCCCTGCCCGACCGGGTCCGTCACGGACAGCGGCGGCGTCAACTGGTTGAAGGCCATCCCTTCGGCCATAGCACGTACTCCTCGGTGTCACAAGACGACGGGAGAGCCGCCCGCGGCGGCCCTCCCACGTCGGGGTTAGCCGCAGGGAATCACGACCGCGCACTGTTCCGCGAGGCCGATGCCGAATCCCCACGTCAGGTCGAAGCGCGTCGTGAGACTCGACGTCCGGTTGTCCCAGTCCTGAATGAGCCGGATCGCGAGCCCGGTTTTCGGATCCTGGTACTGCTTGCAGAACTCGGCCTTCTGCGGCTCCTCGAGCTTCTTGCCGGCGATGAAGAACGCGCCCGGATAGAGGCCGAGCCCGAGCTTGCCGACCTTGTCGTTCGGCGTCGTCGTCCCCGGCCAGAGCGTCAGCGCCGCGCTCGGCGCCGGCAGCGCGTCGACGTTCTGGTAGTGGCTGCTCGGCCCGTAAATCGGCGGGTAGATCGTGAGCGTCGCCGTCGTGCCGGCCGCCGTCACCGCCGCCGTGATCGAGAACGTCTTCGTGCCCGCCGCCGCCACGCTATTCGGCGTGCGCGTCATCAGGTTGACCTCGTTCACGTTCGCGATCGAGAACTTGTCGCCCTTCTTGAACGTGTCGCCGCTCGTGCAGATGATGTTGAGGGAGGCGCCGCTCTGCGACGCCGCCGCGCTCATCGTCACCGCGCCGGCCCAGTGCCCGGCCGTGTGCCGATAGAGACTGTTCGACGCGTACCAGTCGAAGCTGTCCGACTTCTGAATGAACCCGGCGCGAAATTGCCGCGAGATGTCCAGCGTCGGATTCGTGAACGCATTCGCCGAGGTCTTGACGGCGCGATTGACGACCGGCGGCAGGAACAGCCCGAGGTTGTCGTCGTCGACCGGGCAGCCCATCTGCGTCAGGTACTGCAGCGCCGCGCCCGACGTCGTGTCGAACGTCGTCGGATTGGTGCCGAGCGCCCCGACCACCATGCTGGCGTTTTGGGCCGCGAACTGCGCCGCGCTCGATTCGATCTCCTGCCGGATGTAGGCGACCGCGGGCTTGAGATAGATCTCCTCGACCCGGTCCTCGCCGCGCTCCATCTCGAGCGCCTGCTCGATCGACGCCCACTCGAGCGCGATCGTCGCCGTCTGGTCGATGCTGATTGTGGTCGTCGGCCGGTCGAGATTCTGCGCCGTGAACGTCATGTCGTTGCGCTGCACGACGTAGCGCTGCGAGAGCGGCACCGTCATCGTTTTGCCGATCGCGAACTTCTGTGCGTAGTCGCCCGAGTACTCGTCGCTGAAATAGGGCGCGAGGGCGAGGCTGTTTTTCAACAGCGACAAGCCTTTCATCGCGACCCACGAGGTTTTGTTGAACGTATTCGTCGGCATGGTGTGACTCGCTTATCCTGCGCGGCCGCCGGCCCGTTGCCGGCGACGTTTGTCCATCTCGGCCTGATCGAAGGCCGCGAAATCGTTGCGCGCGAGGGCGGAACGGATCGGGTCCGTCGAACGGCCGGCCTTGCCCAGCGTGGGCGGCGGCGGCGGCGCGGCACTGACACTGGTAAGCGGTGGCGGCGTCTCACTCGGGGCGCTGTCACGCGCGCCGAGACTCTCCTCGTAGGCCAGCCGGCCCTCGAGGCGGCGAAACTCCGTCACCAGGTGATCGATATGGGCTTTCGCGCGCCATTGGGGCGGCACGCGCAGCACGGACTCGGGCGGCGTCACCAAGGCGCGCAGCGCGTCCGGGTTGGCGCTGATGTGCCGGAGGAACGCGACCGCCTGCGGGCTGTCGTAGACCAGCTCGCCGATGATGTGGACCGGCCCCGGCGCGACACCGCTGCGGCGCGCGTGGTCGATCCCGCCAAGGCTCTTGGCTTCCTCCGACAACGCCCCGACAAACTCCGGGTCGGCGGTTTTGGCCGCCGTCAGGCGCTCGCGGAACGTCGCATCGCGCGCGACGAGCGCCTGATGCCGCTGGACCTGCGCCTGCTCCCGGCCGCGCACCGCGGCCTGCTCGGCGCCCAGCTTGTCCTGCAGGAACAAGGTCTGCGCGGCGGTGTATTCGGGGTAGGTGTCGAAGTCGTCGATTTTCGGCGCATCGGGGAGCGCGAGATAGCGCGCGACGCGCTCTTTCGCGGTCGGCTGCGCCGGTGGCTGTCCCGTGGGCGGCGGTGCCCCGGCGGGTCCAGCGTCCGCGGGTGTCCCCGGCCGCGCGAGGCGGCTCTCGAGGTCACGGACCCGCTGGTACAGAATCGCCTGCTGTTCCTTGTAATTCGCGACCGCGTCCTGCCGCTGGCGACGCGTCAGCGAGCGGTCAGCCGTGGGATCCCCGTCGCCCTCGCCGGATGGCTCGCTCGTCTCGGCGCGCGCTGCGCTCGCGGGATCGGCGGCCGGCACGGTCTTGCCCTGCCGCTTGGCGACGTGCGCCCGGTCGAACGCGCCGAAATCGCCCGTGTCCGACGCCGCGCGTTCGGCGGAGACGGGCGCGGGGGCGCTCGGAGTCGTGTCGGGGGCGGCCGGCGCCTGCGCGGATGCAGCGCCAGCGGGATCGTCGGCCATGAACAGCGCCTTTCGGTGAAGGTGCTGTCAGTCTGCGAGGCCCGTTCCGCGGGCGGCAACAATTATTCGCGGCGGTTACACTATCGCCCCTATGAGCTTCCACGTCCCAGAGCCCGCCCGGTGGCGTGACGCCCCCTCTGGCTACGACTCGACGGCAGCGGACGGCAATAACGGCGCGTTTCGCCTCGCCTCACCAGAACCGGGCTGGCGGCTGCTGATCATGGCGAGTGACGGCGAAGGGTGGGAGCACGTGAGCGTTCACGCCGCCCGGCAGGACGGCCGTCAACGAACGCCGACATGGAAGGAAATGGCGTTCGTGAAACAGCAATTCTGGGACGCGGACGACGTCGTGATTCAGTTCTATCCGCGCGAGGCCGACTATGTGAACGTCCATCCGCACACGTTGCACTGGTGGCGCCCGATTGGCGTCACCCTGCCGACGCCCCAGCGGCTGCTCGTCTAAACGCCTTACTCGGCCGTCTCGAGCACCATCCGCACGGCGGCATCCTTCGCCTCGAGCAGTTTCCGCAGCATTACCGTGCGTTCTGGGTTCATGGGGTACTTCGCGACGAAGTCGGCGGCCAGGTCACAGAACGGCTTGCTGGCCTCTTGGAGTTTCGGCGGCAAATGGTCATAGACGAAAAACTGCAACATCCGATCAGGCATCGCATCTCCTATCCGGGTCGGCCACTGGTCGTGCACCACATCCCATGACTGCACGTAACGGATCGCGAACCCGCTCGCGGGATCGACGGCCTTGGCTGACGGCGGCATCGCTTCACTCGGGCGGGACCATGAACCCCGGCCCCGGCGCCCCGTTCGGCGCAGGCGGCTGCGGATAGGCGGCGGCCTCGGCGGCGCCGAGCGCCGCGTCGTGCGCCTGCTCGGCCGCCAGCAGCGCCTGGTCGTGCGCATGCCCGCGCCCCGCCATCCGCACCTCGTGCGCCGCCGCAATCGCATCCGACGCGCGCTCGTGCGCCTGCGTGCCCAGCCGGTCGCGCTCCTCGGCGAACAGCTTCATGGCGTTCTGCAGCGTCTCGAACTTCGCCGTCAGCGTCGCCACCGCCAGCTTTGTCTCGTTCGCCTCGCGCGCCCGCTGGCTGTCGCCCTGCTCCTGCAGCATCGCGATCTGCTGCTTGCTCTGGAGCTCGCCGGCCTTGCCCTGCGCCGCCTGCTGCGCCTGCTGCAGAAGCTGCGTCAACTGCTGGACCTGCGCGTGCAACTGCGCGACCTCCGGCGACACCGGCTCACCGTTCGCGCTCTTGAACTCGGGCGGCTCGATCAGGTCCGCAATCGCATCGCCCATCGGCCCGAGCGTCCGCAGCCGCACCGAGCGCGCCAGAATCGCCGCCGCCACTTTCGGCCCGCTCAATTGCGCGATCATGTTCAGGTTTTGCACCAGCGTGTCGGTGAAATCCTCCGCCGCGCTGCGCTCGCTCTCGCTACTCGGCGCCGTCGAGACGGTCACCAGATAGTCGCCCTGCG